TTAATTTGCCTTCAGCCAGCTGATTAAATTTTTCAGCAACAATCTTGTGATGTGATCCTTCAACAAAATCTGGCCAGACATGTTTTACAAACTTCATAAAGTCGTCTCTGATACCAGCCTCTTTCTTCTTTTCAGTGAACTGAAGATAGGTCTTCATGAACTCTTTTCTTATATCAGGGGGTAATCTCTTTATCTTTTCTAAGTCTATTTTCATTTCAAAAAAATTTTCTGCAAAATTTTTTAGGATTAATTTTGAAACCTAGCAAGTATTTTCTTGTCATAAATATCTAAAACTTGGCATAAAGGGTATATCTATGGGACCCCTACAACCTATATGTGTATTATACTATTTTATTTGTTTGGAATTTGCAATGCCCCTGGTACCTCTATGCTCGTTGCCCGAGGCCCGAAGGGCCGAGGTAAGCAGGGCGCCCCGAAGGGGCGCCCTACACCCATGACTAATCTAGTAAAGTCATATATGCTTTCGGGTTCATCTTACTAAACTTAGATAAACCTTCCTGCATTAAATCATATTCTTCCATCTCTTCGAACTTCTTAACCATTGTGTAAACTATATATTCATCTCTAGTTAACATTGCTGATTGTCCTGAGTATGGGTTAGTTGCTTTTATTTTCTGTTCTGTCATAGTCCTATACTATCCTACTTCATACCTTCTGTCAAGAAGACCTATAACCTTCTATCCCCAAAGCAATCAGGGCTACTATAAAAATAAGGGAAAGCCCAAGAGGGCTTTCCACAAATATAATACTTAATAATTCTATCATGATACCTTTCGTTTATATGTTATCATTGGGTCAATACAAGTTGTATATCTCTCTAATACTGTGTCCCAAAAACACATATACTTCTTGCCCCCTTGTTCCCATGTTCTGCAACCCTCTTTATTTAAGTTGCCAACTCTAAATATAACCTTGTTATATTTCTTCGCGTACCACGATACAACAAAGTCTGTTTGTTCTTGTGCCCTAGCGCCGTCTTCGTATAGTGAGTTCATTTTCTGCCTTTCGTTATAGGGGATAATATATTACTATCCCCTACAAGTCAATAGTTAATTTGATGAGATTTGTTTTATCTTGGAAGTATCCACAACCCACGCAATTCCAATCTTCTTGGTTGTAGCGTCGAGTAGCTTGATAAGTTCGTCAGGTGTTCCGCTTTCCATAACTGTATCAATAGCTTTTTGTTTCAAGTCCTCAAGCTGTTTAAGTTTCATGCCTTCAGGCAATCTTCTTATCTCTCTATCAACAAGGTCTCTTGCCCAGTCTGTTAGTTGCTCTTTACAATCATCAAGTGATATCTTTTCCTCTTGATTTCTTAAATTGTAATTAAGGTCTTTATCTTTATCTTGTTCCACCTTCTTTTTGAAAAAGGTTCTGGCTCTTTCTCTTACCGCCTTCAGTTGATCTTCCGCCTTCTTGAAGTCAGCAAGTATTTTGTCAGCTCCCATTTTCTTTGCGAGCTTACCTACAATCTTTTCAGTTGCTTCAGCTCTATATTGTTTTACCAACAGTTCCTGTTCTTCAATTAAAGGGTTGAAGTTCCTTCTTACCTTTTCTTTGAAGTGGTCTAGTTGATACTTCGTCATAGTTTTTGGCATATTATTTCCTTTCGTTATTTTTATGCTTGACAATATGAATATCCTATATTATATTATCTGTCAAGAGGTGAGAGTAAGGTAGGCCTTTTAAGGTTGTTTCTCTCACCTCTCTTGAGCCGTGAATCCCCTCTTCACTTAGAGGTCCGTGTGTTGCAACACTTGTAGGGGGTTCGCGGGTCAAGCTTGAGCCCTGGTCCTGCTATTTGTATGACGATACGAAATGCATTTCGGTAGTAGGACCTGGGGTCAAGCACAGAGTTAATTACTCTTAAGCCCTGGGATCCCGGTAAACAATTGCCGCTGGGCTTCAGTGTGTTTGGCCAAGCAACAAGTGACCTGGCGTTATTAGTGTTTGTGTGTGCACCTCCACTTACGCGAAGAGCGCCAAGCCACAAGCGCCAAGCTTGACAAGCGGCAAGCTATAGGATATTATGAGATTAGAAAGGTAGGACATATGACAGACAAAAAAACAATAACAATCGCAGACGCTGTAGAGAGAATGATTACAGCTGTTAACATAGTAACGGGAGACGATGGGCACAGGTCACAAGAAGCTGTGAGGACGTTTCTAGAATTATTAAAAATGGATCAAAAAAATTATGCAAAGCAACAAAAGTTTTACGGTTAAAGAAGCGTTGCAGATTACCGGAAGCCTATCCAAGCCAAGCAAGATGCCTGGATGGGCCTACGGTCTCCCAGCTAAGGAATGCAAAACAGGATCTAAACTAGTCAAGATCCCTGGTTCAGTTTGTTATGATTGTTATGCACTGAAAGGCTGCTATGTTTTTAAAGTTGTACAGGATGCGCAATACAAGCGGCTGGCAGCTATACGCCATCCACTCTGGACAGGCGCAATGTCAACAATAATTAATTCAAAAAAATCAAAATACTTTAGATGGCATGACTCCGGCGATGTGCAGGACGAAGACCATCTATTAAAAATATTCGCTGTCTGTAAACTTACGCCAACCGTTAAGCACTGGATGCCGACACGCGAGGCGTGGGTGAAAGCCTTCCTTTCGTTGAAGCCTGATAATCTTGTAATAAGATTTTCGGCTCCGATGGTGAATAAGCAGGCGCCCAGCTCATGGCCTACAACTTCAACAGTCGTTACAACCGGGTCGACATGCCCTGCCCCTAGGCAAGGTAACGAATGTAAAGATTGTAGATCTTGCTGGGATCCTGCTGTAAAGAATGTAGCGTATGGCCAGCACTAAGAAGCGCGCAACTGATTTAAATTTTACTGTAGATGTATCCGCCCTGCATAACCAGAACACTCAGCATTTTGTCCAGAGCGCCAAGCAGCAAGCTACAAGCCGCAAGCAGCAAGCTTCAAGCAACAAGCGGCAAGCCCAGAGCAGCAAGCATCAAGCTTCAAGCCGCAAGCGACAAGCTCTCTGATATCTTTTCCCTCGTAAAGTTTCCAGTCACTAGTAGCGAGAGACTTTACTAAGATAAATGTATTCTTAGGATGTGTCACGTGAAAGGCAATTTGATGTGGTGAGAAGCGTATTTTATTACTGCGTGTTACTTTCAGCTCAACTGTAAAAAACTGTTGGTGTTTATTATATCCAAGCACATCAGGAAGCCCTGGAACTGCCAAATTTTCAATACGATTCCAACATATTGTTGGCGTATTTTTCTTCAAATCTAGCCACAATTTTCTCTCGGGTTTCACCGTAACTACAGCTTTTTGATAACCTTACCCATATGCCATTGTGTAGGCTCTATGGTGATAGCAAGTCGGTGTGTTTCTCTTACACCCAACAACTTGTTTTCCAATAACTGTATACCCTTGATGTCATAAAATTCACCATTCGGAAGTACAACTTGAACCCTTGCATTCTGTGCAACTTCCCCTTTCATGAATTTATCTAGTGCCTGTCTTAATAACTTTCCTTGCATAATTTCGTAGGGTGGCTTCAGTCTCCCTCGGCCACCCCTAACTCCTTTGTCTGTATCTCTACAGGTTTTGTTCGAACACTTGCTTTGTACGTTATATTACCTTATATGTCAATTATGGGTTTACCAAAGAAACTTACAGAAATGCAGATTAAGTTTGCACAACTAATCGTAACCAACGAGGGTCGTAAGACTCCAACAGAGTGTGCTATTGAAGCTGGCTATGCAAAAGAAAGAGCAACCATCACTGCATCAGAATTACAATCACCAAAAAAATATCCTTTGGTTGTTAAATACATTGGTGAGATCAGAGAAGAATACAACAAGAAATATGAAGTAGATTACAGCAAACATATTGCTGAGCTAGGTAAGATTAGACAACAGGCTTTAGCGAAAGGTGCATGGTCTGCAGCTGTAAATGCTGAGGTTGCAAGAGGTAAAGCAGCAGGATTATATATTGAACAGAAAATTATTCGGACTGGTAAACTTGAAGATCTAACGTCTGAAGAACTAGAGAATCGAATGAAGACAATAATTGATGAGTACTCTCCAATTCTTGAGGGTGTTGATGAAACAGAACTAAAAGCAAAAGTGCTATCAAAACCAAAATCTCAAAAAGATTCATCATAGTTGAATCTTTTCCATACTTACAACACAGCCCATTGGAAATATATTTGTATCACTAAACACTTCATCATCTTCATCGTAAGAACTAAATGTTGTTAGATATTTCTTATTCTTCTTATACACATAAGCCTGAGTAACCATCTTACAGATAGGTAACTTATCCATCTCATCTTTATTTTTATGCCCGCTGTCGCCAGTTATATCGAGCCAACGGATTGTGTAGAAATAATACTTTTTCTTATTGATGATGGCATGTTTATATCTCTTTTTCCGTTTCATATCTCTTTCTACATTATAGGTATAAATTTATCAATTAAGGAGTCGTCTCACTCAAATGAGAAAAAAAAATGTAGAAATGTAGAAAAACATACTATTAGTCAATAATACCAACGGTTCCCGCTTCTACATTTTTGATTTTTTTTCTACATTTATTTGTAGAAAGGTCAAATAAGCTATATTTGACGCCAAATGTTTTCTACATTTTTGTGCGTCAGAAGTGTACAGGTTCGCCTATAGGTTGTACTATTTTAACCTTTTCACCCGCCCCTCGCCGCTCGAATCGAGTTTCGGGGCTCCAAAATGTAGAAACTTCTACATTTTTAATCGGTAATATTCGGACAATCTGTAGAGCCACAACCACTTATATTGCCTAAATCTTGACCCATTTAGAACAAACTGTTGATAAAATAAATCCGGTGTACACATCATGATCACGGCTTGTTCGATGTTAGTACCATAAATACAATCATGCGCTGTAGCATAGGCAACACCTTGATAATAATAATCTTCGATCCATTCTTCTCTCTTAGGTTTATTAGATTGTTTAAAGTCGATAATACTCTCTCGTCCCTGATACACACCTACAAGATCGGTTTGTCCCGCATACAATCCTGGGTAAGACAATACTACTTCAGAGCCCCATACTTCATCTAAATTTGGGAAACCCTTCTCGATGACTACCTTTGCCATTCTATGAGCCTCCTGACCTACGTCAGTTAGATCTAGAGTATTGTTTCCAAGGATGTGTTGTTCTAAAATACCGTGCATTGCAGTGCCTCTCTGAGCTGCCACATTCTTGACACGATCTGCCTCATTCTTGCCTACTTTAGCTTGCCACTTAGCAATAGACACTCGCTTCTCGTCACTCTGTGTTTGACCCACAATGGTCGTTACCGATGGCAGCTTCTCGCTACCCACCTCGTAGGTTCTCTTACCATCGACGCTAGATCGTATAGACTTCGGATACGTAAATCTTTTATTCCAGTTTATCATTACCTTCGCCTTTAAAGAATCTCTCACAGTGTCGTAGATATTCTTCTTCAGACTGCTCTTCATATCTAGGTCTATCTATTTCGTGTAGATCTTCTTTCTTCTCTTCTATTTGTTTTTTAAATTTAATTTTTTGTTTGATTGACATAATGATTTACTATTTCTAACAGCTTTTCTTGTTTAGTTACAGCAAAAGGTGTAATAAATTTTGCTACTTCATTTGCACTTTTAAATGACTTCCTCCACCTATACTGCATCTTGTGCCCTCTTCTGGGTTTTTTATATACCTTACCACCAAACTTGTCAGCACACCATTGTATCGTTGGTTTATCAGTCATAACTATCTCTAGAGCTATCCTCCAACAAAGGTATTTTCTGGGCCTATCTTTTCTTTTACGATCCCAATATTTTTTATATGTAACGCAGCCCTCGCCGTCAAACAAACCAGCAAGATATATTGCATCATCTCTTTTCAATGACTCTACCTTGCTTGTCCCTTGTTCTATCAGGCCATCTTAAATCGATATCATCTCTGCTACCATCTTTGTGTAGTATAATAATACGATGTCCGTGCTCGGTATCTCTTACCCAAAACCTTTCATAGTTTGGGCAAACTTTATAACTATCTCCTTTTCTCTGCATTATAGTTCTCCTTTATTTCTAAATTGATCAACTTGCATGTCTTCGAGTTTTTTTACTTTGTCTCTAAGCTCTATTATTTCTCTTTCTATCTTCTCGTTATGTTGATGTAGTTTAGCGTTTCTAAACTGTTCTACTTCAAGAAGTTTTTCTAACTCTGCACAATCTTTATTTGTCATTACCATTACAATCTTCTTCCTTTCTTCTTGATATATAATTGTATCCAGTATTTATACAAAGGAACAGAAAGTCTTGAAGCTATTTCTTTTTGTCCTGGTGTCAAAAGACATGTGCCTCTCTTTGCTTTTTTAAAATCACCTAGTGCTTCATCTATAAGTTTCCAATATTTATCGGAGTCAACTCTTACATTTAACTCTTCTACAATATGTTTATGTACTTCAAAAGCTACATGTGTTGCAGGTTTATCTTTACCAAACCAAGGGTTCATCTTTGCCCAAGCATTTGCTCTAACCTTTACATTTTCTTTGTACGTACATAAAACAAGATTAGCCACACCAATACAACCTTTAAATCTACCACTGCGTAACACAGGGAAATATTTGTATTTCTTTTGACCTTTTTTTACTAATGTAAACATACCATTTTTTTTAGGATTTTTACTTAACGTATCTGTTCTTACCCATCTATGTATGTATCTGTATTTACCACGTATTACTTCAGGTAAATCTAATGTTAATGTTTTACTTGTTGTTCTCATTTTACTTGTCCAAACGTTATCCTAATTAATCCATTCACTGGATCCCATTTCCAGCCTTTCGTCTCTGTTTTACTGCAACTTGTCATGGTTAATACCACTATAATCATAACTAAAGTCTTCATCTTCTACCTCTCCTGCGGATTCGCACACCGCACATTGTATCGT